TGAAAAACCAGGTAAAATTCCTGATAATATCTTACAAAAACTCGGAAGTTTTGACAGAACTAAAAAAGCTGTTGCAGATTTCTTTAGATTTTTTATCGATATCATATGTATGATTGCTGATAAAATTCATTTAGGAGAGTATTTACCTACCAACTTTAGGTACGCATATATTCAAGAAGACAGTATTGTAGAATTAAGTTCGAAAATAGATTCTATGGTATCTGAACTCAATCAAAGTAATTTGACAATGAGTTATGAAAATTATGAATTATTGAAATCATATGATAAAGAAGTTGAGAACCATTTATTGGAACTTCCGAGGATACCATCTAACAATGGTTTGATCACTATTTTATCCGATCAAAGGAAGAATGTTAAAAATCTTATGAAGAAATTTGAAGAAAGATTTGTTAAAAATATTAGACAAGAACCTGTTTGTGTTATGTTGCGTGGAAGTCCTGGTACTTTAAAATCATCAGTTCTGCAACATTTGTGTTTTGCTGCTGTAATTAATTCTGTCCCAGATAGTTTATTAGAACACGCGAAGAAAAACACAGCATATTATATGTATAACAGAACTCCAGAACAAAAATATTGGGATGGTTATAGACAAGGTTGTTCTATTGTTACTTATTGTGATGATTTTGGTCAAGTTAGAGACATTGCTGGAGAACCAGATGCTGAAGCAATGGCCGTAATAAGAATGGTGAATTCTTTAGAAGCTCAATTGCATATGGCGGATATTGGTGGTAAAGGAAACACTAGATTTGATTCTAAATTTGTTGTTATGACTACTAATGCTGTGGCTTTTAAGTTTGAGAGTGTTATTAGTACTCTAGCAGTTTGTAGACGTTTTGACGATACTTATACTGTTGTTCCTAAACCAGAATATACGAAAGACGCTGATTTCTCTAAAGATATTATGTGTAGATCAATAGATATGAATAAATTACCGAAAGGTGAAATGAACGTTTCTAGTGTTCATCCTAAATACCTTGATTTTCATGGATTTTCTTACGTTACTGGTTTAAGTACTGGTGAAGTTCTTTCATATGATCAAGTTGAAGCTCGAATGCTTGCTAAAGAACGAGTTAAGAACAAATGGTTTGTTCAAAATGAAATGGAACTTAAAGCTACTGCTGAAAAGCATGCCGCTAGAAGAGAAGAACTTCAGATGGAAGATGTTAGGAGTATCACTAGTGAAACTACAGCACTTTCAGATGATGAGATTATTGAAGAAGATCTCAAAGCTATTTCTACCGCCTTGGAAGTTATTGAAACTATTGAGGTTCAAGAGTTAGAAGTTCTACCGAGTGTTCCAGACACTTTAGAAAAGGAATTGTACTATAATCGCGACTTGAGAAGTCCTATACGTAAATATGTAGATGAATGTGTAAATATTTTGAGCTTTAACACTGATTTTAAAAGTTTTAAGAAGAGTGCTTTGATCACTATGTTGTTTAATAATGACATAGGTGATTTTATTAAAGCGATCAATAATCGCTGTGAAAAATTTATGGTTGAATTACTTCGCAAGCGCCAATACGATTTTCCTAAGGGCGCTCCCGTTTTACGTGGAAGAATGGCTTTAGTCGGTGACAAAATTATTTTATGGTTTAAAAATGCTTTTGATTTTTGTTTTACTAATGTAGTTAAATATTATAGAGATTTTATATCATGGACCCAAGAAGGAAATAATTTATTAATTCTTGTTGGTGGAGTTACTGCTATATCGATTTGTGTTGCAACTGTTTGTACTTGGATCGGACTACGAAGTCCAAAGAAAGATCCTATCGCAGAACAATTGCCTGATATTACAGCTGAAGTTGTGCTAGAAAAGGGTGATTATCATCTAAGATCCAGACAAACTTTTAAAGTAGTTGAAAAATTGGAAACTCGTAATGGCAGCCATTATGTTCCTGTTAACAGACAAATGGGTTCTATAAAAGATAAAAGTGGTTATGATCAAGTTATGAGTAAATTGCATACCAATATGTATACTCTTAATAGATTGAAAGAAGATGGTCCATCGAGAGTTGGTTTTATAACATTTATTGAAGGTAGGACTTGTATAATGAATTATCATTATGTTCTCGAGTATACACAACTTATTAAAGAGGGTTTAATTAATCCTAAAGCTATGTTCGAAATTACTAGAGCTACTAAAGGTGACTCTGGATTGCGGTGCTATAATTATACTATTGAGGAGTTTATTTCACTCTTTCAAACTAATGATGAATTAAAAGAAAGAGATTTATGCTTTGCGTATTTGGATAAAGTAACCGCACATTCAAGTTTATTGAAGTTGTTTCCTACACCTGAGGAAGAGAAGAAAGTAAAATCTGATTTTGGTATGCTACTGAGTAAAAATAAGAGAGAAGTAAGACAAGCTTCATTTATAGTTGGTTATGGTAAGAATATTGAGGCCAAGGAAGCAAATACTCGTTATCATAATATGTATGATTATTTAGGTTATACCGATTTTGGTGATTGCGGCTCTTGGTTAGAGATTCTTGATAGAACTTCTCGAGCAAAACTCTTTGGTTTCCATATGGCCGGTGATACTACTACTGGTTATGGTTATGCTACACCTGTTAATCAACGCATTTTGGAAATGGGATTAGATTTATGTGGGAAAAGAATGACTTATGATTGGCCTGTTGAGGTTCAAACTCAAATGGGAGAACAATTTTTAGATAAGTATGATATTATTGCTCGAACGAATTTACCCAATACTACTGTCGGAAGAACCAATCTTGTTAAAACTCCTGTTTTTGGAGCTTGGAGCAAATCTACAACTATACCCTGTAAATTAACTAAATTTATTGGAAAAGATGGTGATGTTATAGATCCTTATTCTCAGAATATTATTAAATTTTGCAAGCCAGATATTTTTATCCCCAAATTAGTTATGAACTCGATAGGGGACTCATTGTACGATTCTTTGAAAAAGAATAGTGGTCCTTTTGAAGGTAGAATATTGTCTTTTGAAGAAGCTATTGCCGGAATACAAGATGATTGTAATTATAATGGTATGAATGTTTCTACTAGTCCTGGTTACCCAGCCAATATGGACAAGTCCAACAAAGAACCTGGAAAGAAGAAGTGGTTCACTGTTAATGAAGATGGAACTTATGATTTATCTAAGCAAGCGTGTGTCGAATTGAAAATCGAGGTACTTGAAACTATAGAAAAGATAAAAGGAGGCGAGAGAATACAATTTATTTTCGCCGATAATCTTAAAGATGAAACCAGACCTTATGATAAGGTAATGAGCGGTAAAACTAGAATTTTTAGTTCCTGCCCTCTTGTGTATTTTATAATAGTAAGAATGTATTTTGGATCTTATCAAAGTTGGTATATGAAGAATAATACTGATAACGGTAGTGCATTAGGTATTAATCCGTATTCTCCTATGTGGGACCGGTTAGCCAGGAAATTTAAGCAATTTCTTGATGATGATAATGATATTGGAGTTGGAGCAGGTGATTATGCTTGTTTTGATGGATCCCAATTGACTCAACAGCAGAACGAAGTGTTGAGGGTTATTAACAAAATATATGATGATGACTCCTCGTTTATAAGAGAAATGTTGTGGTTAGAAGTTACCTCTTCCATACACATAAAAGACGCTATTATTTATGAATGGCAGGGCAGTTTGCCTAGTGGACACCCTTTAACACCAATTATAAATTGCATGTATAATCATCTTAATCTTAGATATTGTTGGTATCGTGCCAATGAAAATAGTTTATTGAGTTTATGGGAATTTGATAGATTTATATACGTAATAGTACTCGGAGATGATAATGCTTTTTCTGTTCATAAATCTGCTCGTTCTATCTTTAATGAAATAACCATTGGAAATTTCATGAAAGAAATTGGAATGACTTATACTACTGAACTCAAAGTTCAAGCTGAGATACCCTTACGTAAATTAACTGAAATTAGTTTCTTGAAAAGACAATTCCGTTACGAACCTATTATGGCTTTGTATGTAGCTCCTTTAGAACTTTCTGTAATATTAGAAACAGCTTATTGGTGCAATAAAAATCCCGATTTATATTCTATAACTCAAGATTTAGTTCAAAATTCTATTGATGAAATTAGTTTGCATGGAGAAGAAATTTATAATATTAATGTTAAGAAAATAGCTTTCGGGTTAGAAAGAAGGATGGGATTGAATCCTGCGAGAACACATTTTATTGCGAGTTTAAATAAAGTTTGTCAATTAGATGCATTTTTCTAGCTGGTCACGTGGACCTAAAACACAAGAGATTTTATATCTCCCTGCGTAAGAGAGGATGCTCTTACAATGCTTTATTTTTACTTGGGTTTTTAACCCTGGGTTTCTTAATTTTCCAGAAAATTGAATATACCAATATGAACAGTACAACCCACAACTTAAGCGACAGGATAGGTAGTTTACGATTTGACTACAACCCTAAATCTATTAAAATCACCCCTCACTTGTGTATCAAACCAGAGTACATAAGTGTAGTATTGCAATCTGGTATTGCGGACGACACAAGAAACGATCATGCTGAATCCTCTATTACAGAGAGTACTGAAGCTGGTTTTTTAACGTCTGCCAATGATGCTGCTACTGCAGTTTCGAGTTCCTATGTAAGCCCATTTAATCTTGCTAAGTATTTAACTTCTGGTGGAACTGATGGTGTAGATGCAATGAGATCAGTTAAAGAATTCTTAGCAACACCTTATCCGTACTCTTCTGGAACTTTTACAAACGCGGATACCGCGTCAACTTTTCCAAATATTGATGTATGTCTCCCTTTGATGAATACCACTCATTTTATTGAAAAATTGAAAGGATTCCACTCTATCAGATTCGATACTGTTTTGAATCTTGAGTTTAACGGAAATCCGTTTCAAACTGGAAGGTATATTTTAGCTTTCTGCCCTACAGGAGGGCCTTCAAGTGCTACATCTTTTATTCAAACTCATCGATTTTGCAAAACCCAGATTACTCAATTACCCCACGTTCAATTTGATATAAATTGTGATACGAGAGCTAAATTGATAATTCCATTTATTTCTTGTCATAATTCTGTTAAGATTAAAGCAAGCAATGTTCCTTATGGATCTCCTGGAGTTTTTTTTCTGTATCCTTATCAAGCTTTAGGTTCTACTGCTGGATCTACTAGTGCAGCATGGACTCTATGGGTTAGTTATGAAAACGTAACTCTCTATAATTCTGCCGTACCACAAATGGGTAGAAATAAGAGAGGTAGAGATATTATAAGTGATGAAGTTGCCGCTCCTGGACCTATAGGTAAAGCTTTATCCCTTATTGCAGACACTTCACTGGTATTATCCGGAATTCCTATGTTATCCAGTATAGCTGGACCTGTTTCCTGGGTTACTCAAGCTATGGCAAAAGCAGCTAATGTATTCGGATGGTCAAAACCTATTTTGTTAGAACCACCAATGCGAGTAGTCAGAGAAGTTATCCCTTATTTGGGTGTTTCAGATGGTAAATCGGTCGCAGCACCTATGGGATTGATTGCTAATAACCATGTTGATGTAGCTCCCGGTTTTGCCGGAACAGATTTGGATGAGTTAAGTATTGATTTTATCAAGATGATTCCTGCTTATTATGGAGTCAATGATTGGAAAACCGACGATGCGGTAGGAACAGTAATCTCACAAGGATATGTTCACCCAGGTGGGTACTCCTACGGTTTGGTAGATGGTATAACTAGTGTTATTATCCATACACCTTTATCGATATTGAGTGAGATGTTTAATTTGTACCGCGGCGGTATGAGATTACATTTTAAGATTGTCAAAACTGGATTTCATTCCGGTAGATTGATGTTAACATATTCTGGTCAAGAACCAGAAGGAGCAGCAGCCATTTATGGAACCATTGCAACATCGGTTTATTCCCATAAAACTATCATTGATATAAGAGATGGAAATGAATTTACAATTCAATTACCATTTGCTTCGACAACTAATTTTAAAAGTTGCGATTCTGCCCTTGCTGATATTTCAGGAACCTGGAGTCTTGTGGTTTTGGATCCTTTAGTTGCTCCAGCAACAGTTAGTACCACTATTAAAGTGATTCTTGAAGTTTCAGGATCGCCTGAATTAACTTTTGCGCACCCTTATGTGCCATCTTTGGCGCCTTATATACCCGTGGCTCTTCAATCAGGATTACGTCCAGATTGTGAATTACTTGCGACTAACGTTGGGGCTTCTTCTAATGATACAGTGTCGCCCCATGTTTATGAGTCTTTGTCCACTGGAGAGCCATGTACTTCCTTAAGACAACTACTCAAGAGAGGAGGATATATTAATTATACTATTGGTCCAAGTACCACTAATGATTTTATTTTTCCTTTCCTCACTCAGTATATGTTAGGAACAGCTGGAGCTCCCACAGGAACACCTTTAACAGACCCTTATAATTTGATTAGTTCCTTTTATTGTCTTAGTCGAGGTTCAATGCGTATTACGGCTATGTCCGCTACAACTCCCTCTTCTTGTGGAATGAATGTTGTAAATTTACAGTATTTAACGTCAGCTCAAACTGCACTCGCTACAGCTATTACAGTTGCAGGCGGTTTGTCAGCTTCACAAGCTTTTTATGACGGAAAAGGCTTTTCTCAGATGATAGGAAATATGCAAGTAGGAGGATGGAGCGCTCAAGTTCCACAATATACCCAAGGACATTCTAGAGCCGTTTCATCTAATTATTATTATACGGGATCGCCTGTAACCCCCGTAGACCCTGGAACTGATAGATCTTATATCAGTGTCAGAAACTTCGCTACCTCTCTTAATGCTTGTTATTACCATAGAGCAGGAGGTGACGATCTCAATTTGGGAGGATTCGTTAGTATTCCTCCCTTTTGGGGAACCACTCGACCTTAGTCGATGGTTCCCTTTTGCCCACGAAAGTGGGCACCGCCCGAAAGGGCAAGCGCTAGTGAAAGCTAGCGCACCCCCGCCTATTCTAATAGACCTTCTCAGTTCAATCGGAAGAATAGGAATTTATACTCTCCTCTGAGTTTAATGGGGGGTATAGAGTATCGAAAGATATTTAAATTTAGAAATCACTTTGTAATTTAGGAAGTGATTCGTTACTTAGTAATTAAGACGTTTAATTGTCTGGTGTTTAGAAAATGCATCGGACATTAAACTTATCGGCTTAATTATAGTATCACCGACTGAACTACGGAGCCCCACGCTTTGATTTATCTTAGAGCGTGTAGGGAG